TTAAAACATCTTTATTCCAATTTAACTTTCCGCTTTGCTTTTTTTTTGTTCAGTAGCCTCTGTATTTAACCCCAACACCCTAAAAACTTCTTTAGATACTGTCAGGATAAACTCACCACCTGAGCCTCCAGAGTTATCAATCCAATCATGCACATCAAACTCCGTAAAGTCTATGATCTCACCCTTTTTTAATATTGGATAAGCCGACGCATGATAAATAAACACTCTCAGGAACGGCAGTAATTGTTTACCTAACAAATCCGATAAATCAGTTACCGATGCATCAAAGTGAGTTAGCGTTTGCTCTAGTGCATAATTGCCAAAGAACATCTGCCTATCAACCTCACCTATTTTGTACGTTAAATGTCCCTCCATTTAGTAGCCAGGATAAGGATCAACCTCAGTAATATCACCATCACCTAACAAAGTACCTGTAAAAGTAATGAACTCACCCTCTGCGCCTGTAATCTCTAAAGCGCTAAAATAAGCTGCTCCATATTGAGCGGCAAAGTTAGGATCTTCTGCACCATTAGCAAGTAATAAAGCTACCTGGTACTCAGTCAAAGTCTTTGCTCTTGCAATGTTTTTAATTGTGTCCCATGATGCTTTAGCGGTATCACCACCTGCACCAACTGTATCTGTGAAAACTCCCTCAAAAGGAATTTCATAAGAATAAGTAGTAGGTTTGCGTCTGGTAACTCCAGGATCGCATTTAGTTACTGTTTCAGCAAAATCCCATGATTCGCTGATTCCGTTTGAAGTCAAACATGCTACTGGCTTCCATGCGCCACCTGTGCGAATGTAGAGCATGAAAAGACTGCCTGAATAAAATGTTTCTGCTGCCATAATTAAGTTCTATTTAATTTGTGTTGAAAAGTTAGTATGTATTGAAATATGTTTTCTGTTTCTGTTTCTAGTGTTACCTCATTTGTTAATAGTTGTAAGGTTTCAACATTTATAAAGTTAGACAAAGTTAAGTTAGTTACTTGAATCCTATTTTGTATTTCTTCGCTTATTACCATTGCAAAACTCAAATCGCCATTACCATTCGGGTATTTGGTTACTATCTGCACGTTTATAGTACAAATATACCAATATCCGCACTTTGTTTGTTCTTGTAATCTAGTTTGGCTTGATAATATTACATATTTAGCCGGTACATTCTTTAAAGGTGCTGATTTACTGTATACTGGAATAGTCACGCCACCAACTATTAAATTGGCTAGAGCGCTCTTATATGCGTTTAGTATTGATAAATTAGCATCTTTCATTTCTCAAATGTAATTATTTTTTTGCATTATATTTTCGTGTTTGTACTTCAAGAACTTTTCTTAAAGTTTTAGGATATTGCTGAATGCCCTCTAAGTAGCTAGGAATAAAAAAAGGCTTAGCCCCATAATCTCGCTTCCTATTTTTTTTGCCCCTAAAAGGTTCTGCTAAATATGAAAACCCATTTGGTATTATAACTCCATCGCCAGTACCAAATTCAACGTAAGCTGCATAAGGAGCATTAGAAAAAAAGAATGAACGATTATAACCTACTCTAGCAGTTGTTTTACCAATAGATAATCTTAACTGACCTTTATCTACGCTATTATTGCTTGTAACTCTTAACTGAGCCGCAGTTACCATGCCTTGCGTAGTTTCGTTAGTTACCGCAACCGCTAACCTATTAGCATCGTGACCAAAGGCAGAAATCTGAGATAGTAATTTAGAAATATTTATTTTAGCTGCCATTATTATCATCCGTGACGGATGCCAGTATCTCATAAAATCTGAATGTATCATCTACATTCCTAATTGAATGAATCGTGAAAAAATTTAACTCATACAGAATCCTCATGTCCTTAGTAGGTGCAAAGTCTTTTCTATACCGGATTGTAAACCTAAAGACCTGATTTATGACTTGTTCTTGCGCTTGTAGTTGTCTATTACCATCGTATGGCTTTATATTTGACCATGTAGCTAATACAGGTACAAACGTAATCACGTAATCCTGATAGGCATTTTCAACCGATGTGAACGTGCCAAATGTAATGCGCTTATCTAATCTGCCTGGATTCATTAGAATAGAGTAATGCGTCTGTAAGGCGATAGTAACAAAGTTGCAATCGTAGGCATTCCCACAACTGGATTATCTCTGTTCTCATAATAATAGGCTATCATTTCTTTAATTGCCGTTTCAATATCATCTGGCACATCAGATCCGCCCTCATAATTCCATCCATAACCTGCGACAAACGTAACTGTATTAAATCCTGCCGTATCTGATATAACCTCCGTAAAGCCTTGCGTTTCGATTGTTTCAAAAGTTAGCACAACCATATCAGGATCGACCACAGTTTCAACTGAGATCAAAGGGTACTCATATATTTTAACTGCACCAGAAACAGGCGTAATTAAACTCATTTGCCTTTGCCATAATACTTGTAAAGTAAACTGCTCAGCTTGATTTACCGCAGATTTTATCAATGATGTAATTAATCCATCTTCTATTGTATAGTCTAGGTCTAGTCTTAGATACATCTTTGCATCCGCTAGGCTCACTACATTTAACTGGTCCATTCTCTTTAGGTTTAAAAGGTTGTTTTAGATACTCTTTTTTTTCCATTATATAATCGCTAAATTACATATTTTATTTAACCAATTTTCAAACTTTGGCAATTCCTTAGCAGGATCTAATTCTTTTGCCCTCTCTAAAGGCGTTTTCTTAGTCTGTATTGTATCTATGTTACTAATAGCATCTATCCAACCATCTATATTGTTCCTGTCAACGAATATCCCTGCATCTGCGACACTATCTCTAAAGCCTAGTATATCAGAACAGATAACAGGAATATTGCAACACAGGGCTTCTATTTGTGCCATTCCATAACTCTCATATTCACTAGGTGCTATTAAAACCTTAGTCATTGCTAGATATTTGCGCACATCATCAATTAAAGGTACATATTTTATATTCCTAACCTTTTCATCTTTGATCTGATGATAGTAACCGCCTTGTACCGCTAGAAACTTTGTTTTAGGCATTCGCTTGGCTATTTCTATTAATATCTGACCGCCTTTGTTTTCGTTATGGTTTATCAGCGTAACATACTCTGCCTCTGGTCTAGCAGTTGAATAATCTCTGTAATCTATTGGAGCGTAAAGCGTATAGGTTTCTTGATTGTAATTTAATTCTCGCTTTGTATTCTCACAGTTATAAACAGTATAAGTATTTGGTCTAATATTTACCTGCGGATAGCCTACATTATTATGAGCAAAGTTAATTACCTTTTTAGCTTTTAGCCTTTGCTTATTCATTGCATAGTAAGTGCCTGACAGTTGACAAAACACCAGATCTGCCCAGTCCCATAAATCATTATGGCATTGCTTGTAATTGTCTTTAGCTTTATAAACCTGTATGCCCTCATAACTGTAATTTTCAGGGCATCTAGTAACTGCCTTAACCTCATGACCTTTGCTCATTAGATAGGTAACAACCCGATGCAAATAGATTTCAGATCCTGCTCTCTGGTGAGGCAAGTAAATGCCTGGACTTAGTAAAATGTTCATGTTACCGGAATAAACAGATAAGGTCTTTGTATCTTTAATGTTCTGCCATCGTAATTATGCAGATCGCTTCTATGGTAGTGAATAGCTTGTATTCTTGTAGCCGGATTATAAAGCGCATAACCTGCGCTATGTAACTCATAAGCAATCCGATTATCACAACCCGGTATGCCTAAATAAAAGTCACAGAAATTAACATTTCGCATCTTCCCTTTAAATATCCAGACATCTTGACTAAACCTTTCATTATGTAACTTAAGTCCGCTTATCTTATCATCCCACCTGCTTAACGCTATGCATTGCCTCTCATTTAAAGTCAACTGGCTAAGCGTATGGTTAAAATAAATATCTGTATTAGCAACCATTGATATATCATCCCTGCTTGTGACTGTCCTATCTATTAAGTTAAAAAAGTCCCTGTATGTAGGTCGCTGAAATGGTATAATTACTAATTTGTCAGAATTTGGCAACTCTACAAATCCATCAACAAATAAATAAATTTTATCTATAAGCTTATTCTCTATGTTCTTATTTAGGCAGTAGATTAATTCTTTTTGCCTAATCGGACTTTTATCGGTATAAATCGAAGTAAATAAATTAATCATAAATAGCTATGCCTGT